TTATAAAAGTTAAGGTGGTAGGTGAAGATGAATATACCAAACAGCTTCAAGAAAGCAATAGCTAATAATTTTTATGATAAAGAATTAAAGATAATGACAACAGAAAAACAAGAAATAAAAGATGAAGAAGGTTGCATTATTGAAACTGACAAAGAAACTTTAAAAGAAACAATAATGGGGAATTTCCAAACATCTACTCTTGAAAAAATACAACAGGAATATGGAAAAGAAATAATTGCAGATTGTATTGTTACATGTGAAAATACTAAGGCAATAGAAAGTGATATTTGTATATATCAAGACAAAGAGTATGAAATAAAAGCAATTATTCCATCAGATAGCCATAAAACAATACTTTTACATAGAGTAGGTGGTTTAGATGAGTAGTGTAGAAGGCTTAGATGAATTACTTGCTAATTTATCGGGTTTAGGTGGAGATATAAAACAAAGTTGTAAAAGAGGAATTGAAAGAGGTTCTAAGAAGATACAGAAAAATGCAAAATATTTAGCACCATCAAAAACAGGACATCTTCGTAATTCTATAAAAACAAAATCTGAAACAACAAAAGATGGAGTGAAAGCACAGGTATTTACAAATATAGAATATCGGAGCTTATGTAGAATTTGGTACAGGACAGAGAGGAAAAGCAAGTAATATAGATAGACCTAAACGGAATATCATATAATGCAGAATGGAAAGGTATGTCAGCAAGACCGTTTTTAACTCCAGCATACTTACATGCAAAAAATACAGGAGAAGTAGAACAAGAAGTAATCAAAACTATACAGCAAGAAATAAGAAAGTTAGGTGGTAAATAGTGAAAAATTTAAAACCACAAATATTAAAGAAACTGGAAGAAATCTCAGATGTTGAGGTTTCTTATTTTTATCCACAAAAGTGGACGAATTTTGGGAAAAATCCTGCTATTTCTTACTATGAAATGGATAATTCTATGTCAAGTAAAGCAGATGATGAAGAGTATAGCAGTAATATTGCTATTCAAATAGATATATGGGCTAAAAGTTCAAGTAAATGTTCTAAGTTAGCTATTGAAGTTAATTCAAAGATGGAAGATTTAGAATTTGAAAGGACTTTAGCACTAGATTTATTTGAACAAGAAACAAAAATATATCACAAAACAATGCGTTTTGAAAAAGAAGAAATTATATAAAGGAGGTCATTATATATGGCAAGAAAATATTTAAAAGGTTTTAGTAGATTTATGTATTTTCCATTAGTAGATAATACTTTGGAAAAATATTCTGTAGGAGATGGAGTTTTAATTCCATCAGCACAGAAATTGTCTAAAGAAATTGATTCAGAGGAAGAAAGCATTTATGCAGATGATGAAGTATGGGATGTTGATAAAACAGTAAATGGAGAAAAATTTACATTAACATTAAAAGAGTTACCAAATGATTTAAGAGCAAAATTAGAAGGTGGAAAATATGATGAAACAACAAAAGAATATGATTTTTCAACAATAGATAATGCTCCAGAATTTGCGTGTACATATAGAGGATTATTAGCAGATGGTACATATAGAATGTGGAAACAATATAAATGTAAAGTTACAAAAATAAAAATGGATTTGGAAACAAAAGGGGCAAGTAAAGATGGAGCAGTAGAAATAGAGGGAATGTTCATGTCAAGAACTTGTGATAATAAATTATTCACAATGAAAGATACAGAAACGGGAAATGCAGATTTAACATGGTTAGATACAATAGCAACAGTACCAGTAACAATACCAGAAGGAGAGTAATAATACTCTCCTAAAATTTATAATAGGAGGACATAGAATGACAAAAAGTAATGAGGAAAAAAGTTTACAAAAAATAATAAAATTACATGGTGTAGAGATAAGAAAGATGCCTTGTGGCAAGTATTTTGAAGCTCTACAGACTTTAAAGGATTTGCCAGAGGACTTCATAAAGGAATTATCTGACAATGGGCAAGATTTTAAATTATCAGAGATGTTTACAGTGGAAAATATAATGAACTTGATAACAAAATTAATGATGATTGCACCAAAATTTTTATTTAGATTTCTAAGTCAAATATTGGATATAGAAGAAGTAGTTTTGAAGGAAGAATTAACACCAACTGAATTAATAGAAGTTTGTAAAAAATTCTGGGAAGTGAATAAGTTAGAGAGTTTTTTCGACCAAATGAAGCCAATAATAAAGGGAATGACAACATTAATTGGCTTCAAAGAACAATTGCCATCTGCATTAAAATAGGTATAAGTAAAAGAGAGTTTTTAAATGATTATTATCCGGATGAAATTGCTATTATTATGCAAGAGTATTCAGAATTGAGTAAAGTAGAGAGTAAAGAAGATGAAGAAGTTGGAGCAGAAGAATTTTAAAGGGGGAAAATTGAAAATGATAAACGAAATACAAAAATTTTTATATGTAGAATTACCAAATATAATACATAAGATATTATAATGTCAATGTTACTATTTACTAAAAGTAAAAGGAAAGTAGAGCTAGTTATAGAAGAAATAAAAAAGATAACTAATGCTGAATGTGCGTCAGCATTAGATAGTTTTAAAAATTAAAGTTTTTATCAATAAGATGATTTATTACTTTAGAAGTAGTTTCAGAAGTAATTTCTATTGATACAGATTTTAGAAAAGATAATGGTTTTTTAGTTTTTATCCATACTTGGCTGTCTCTAACAGTATCTAAAAATTGATGCCATTTATAAGTCATTGATTACACTAATAAAATCGAATATTCTCCATCGACTTCTATAGTATAACAAGTTAAATAATTAGCTTCAACAAGTTTTTCTGTAGTATATAAAAGTTCTTCAATAGAATAATTATTTATATTAATTTTATTGATTTCAAGCTCATCATTATATTGTAGATTTTCTTCAACGTAAAGTAATAAATCTCGAATACATTCGTGATTGAGTTTAGAAATATTTTCACCTCGCTTTCAAGAAAAGTATAGCACAACGAAAAAGTCGAAAATTGTAAAATAAAAAAGAAAAGTTTTTTTAATTTGCAATATTTTACAACATTCGACATCTAATGTATGTTATTTTCTTTTTAGGAGGGGATGCAAATGGAATTAAAAAAGAATATGTTAAAAAATTGGAAAATGTGGATTATATTGATATTAGTAATTTTAATTGTAATATTTATAATAAATTATAATAATTTATCTAAATATGAAACAGTTGAAAAATTTATAGATTTAGTTTCACAATCAGAATATGGCAAAGCAAAAAAATATGTTACTTCAAACTTTGAATGGGATTTAGCATCAGTAAAGAAAAAGGATTTACAATATGCAGAAAGTTTTACATATAAATATGAGAACTATTACTTAGACAATGAATATGATATTGCATATATACATATTAATGAAAAGGAAACAAAATTTATGGCTATATATAAATTTAAAGTAAAAAAAACAATATGGGGATATAAAATAGATAATTATGATTACGAATATGTTGATTATTAACACTTACAGAATGTAGGTGTTTTTATTATGCAAGAAAGGAGGAATAAGAATGTCAAATCAAACTACAATTGGAGAATTAGTAATAGATTTAAAAATAAAAACAGAAGCTTTAGAAAAAGGACTTGAAAGTGCAAAAAATAAATTGAGAGAAATAGAAAATTCTAATAAGCAAGTAGATAATAGTAATAAAAGTTTAGATGCCAGCTATTTAGCAATGTCTGCAACAGCTGTATTAGCTTTAGGTAAAATAGGAAGTGCTATAAAAGAAAGTATAAATGAATATAAGTCATATACTCAAGCTATGAGTTCTTTAGAAAATGTATCAGAATACACTGGACAAAGTATGCAAGATTTATCAGGAATTATGAACAAATTTGGGGCTTATATGACAAAGTCAGATTTAGCAACAACGATAAAGAATTTTAGTTTAATGGGTTTTGAAGCACAACAGACTGAACAAATGATAGAGGCATTAACAAATTCTGCAATAAGAAATAGGAATGCAAATTATAGTGTTTCAGAAGCAGTAAGAGTAGCAAGTGAAGGATACAGGCAAGGCTTATCAACTTTATCAGATAGTGCAGGTGTTACAGAAAATTTAAGTGTAATGTTAGATAATTATGCTAAATCAATAGGAAAAACAGCAAGTCAATTAACAGAAGCAGAAAAAAATCAAGCATATTTGAATAGGACAATGTACGCAGCAGAACCATTTGCTAGTGCAATGAGTGATTATTTAGAAACATTAGCAGGTAAACAAGGGCAATATAGCCAATCTTTAAGAGAAACTCAAGTAGCTTATGCAGAAGCAATTGAACCAATAATGATACAGTTTGAACAATTTAAAACTAGAATGATATCAAGCTTAGGAGAAATCATATCATCAAATCAATCTGCAACAGCAGGAATAACTGCATTTGGTGTTGTAATATTAGGATTAGGAACAATACTTACAATAGGAGTAAAAGGAGTTCAAATGTATAAAACGGCGATTGATGCTTTAAATGTTTCAACTAAGGCTCTAAAAGTAACACTTGGAGGAATGTTAATATTTTCAGCTATTATAGGAGCAATTGCAGGATTGACAACAGCAATAAATGAAAATGAAGAAGCACAAGCAAAATTAAATGAAACTACTGAAAAGTATAAAAAAATAAAAGATGGAACTTATGAATATACAGATTCTAATATATCAAGTTTAGAAAATGATAAACAAGCAATAGAAGAACAACTGAAATTAATGGAGAGAAGACTTGAACTCGAAAAAAAGTTAGCACAAAGACCAGGAGCTAATTCTACGAAGGAAGAAAAGAAAGAATATGAAAATGCTAGAAAGGAATTAAAGCAAAATACAAAAGATATAGAAGAAGCAAGAAAGAAAACAATAAATTATGGAAATTCAATAGAAGAATTAAAGAAAAAACAAGAGGAAAATACGAAAGCATTAAAAAAAGCTAATTCTGTAAAAAATATTACAAAAGCATTTGACACAGATACAATAAAGAAACAACAACAAGAAGCGGCACAATTAAAAATAAATGCACAACAATTACAAAATTATTTATCTGTATTAAAAAAATCTGATAAGACCTCTACAGAATACCAACAAGCATTACAAGCTATAAGTAAATCTTACCCTGAAGCAGTTAGCGCAGCAGGGCCTTTAATTCCTGTACTAGAAGGAATTATAAATGCGCAACAAATACAAGCAGATGAAGCATGGAATGCATCACAAACTTCTATACAGGGGCATATTGCAAATATACAACAAGCTATAGAAGATGAAAATATACAAAAACAAGTTGCAGCTAATATGGGGATTGAATGGGATAAAAGTTTTGGCGATAGGTTAAGAACAATATTATCATTATTGCAAGCTATAGGAGGATATAAACCAGAAGAAGTTCCTAATATTACTCCAATATCAGTATCCACTCCAAAAAAATCCTCAGGAGGAGGCTCAGCTTCAAAATCATATTCAAACAAAGCCCTAGACGACTATAAAAAACAAATAGAACACAAAAAAGCATTAGATCAAATAAGC